ACTTCGTACCGTATCAAGAGAGGTTCGGGATAGCTGACAAGCTACTGGAGGACAGCGGGTTAGCCGTACATAATAAGCTGGTGTCATACGACTTCCCCAGTGGTGGTGGCAAAGCCTTCCGCCAGACTGTGGTACCTGATTATACTAAGACCATGCGCGGGGATGATACGACCAGCCTAAGGCTTCTGGAATGGGATAGCGTGGACGGTTCTAGTCCGTACATCCTACGCGCTGGGTGGTATAGCTGGGTATGTGCTAATACTTGCGTTGCTGGGGATGATATTATGAACCAACGGCATACAGCGGCAGGACGCAAGCGCACAAAGGAAATAGACCCCCAGATCCTAGCTGCTACTCAGGCTGCTACGACTAAGGTCCGGTATGAGAAGACAATAGAGGCCATAAAGAACGCGGTTGGTGTCTATGAGACTGCAACCGATGGTCTAAAAGAGCTAGTGGACATGCGCGTGCAACATGAACACGAGACGCTAGACTTTCTGGACATGGCATTGGCAAAAACTGATAAGAAAAAGGGCAATGCCTTGGCTGAACATCTCCACGGTAATTGGGCGCAACATAGGAAAGACCACGATAATACATGGTATGACTTCAGTAGCGTCCTAACCGACTATGCAGCACGGGGACGCACAAACAATCCTGAACTAACACCACACGAGACCAGACTAGAGCGGGAGCAATGGGTTGGGGTAATTATTCCCAAGCTTGCAACATATGCGCGGGGGTTGGTGTAATGCAATACGACAAGCAAAGTGAGCCTCAGGGCGTCGAACCAACATGGTTGGACACCTATATTGATAACTGGGATAGCAAGCTGATAGCAGACCTAATAGCTAAGGCTGGGTATTTTGACAAGTGGAGCTGGGGGGATAACAAAACGAATTGACGCTGCCGTGTCCATAACTATAGAGGCTCTTGAAATATAGGGCCTTTTTCTTTATTCACGGGATAGGGTAAATGCTGGCCTAGCTGCCCGATAAATACGACACCTAGAACAATTCAACAATTTTGTAAACGTAGCAGGAGAACGCGCGCGCAGGCGCGTACATATATACACATAATTACACAACTAAGGGCCACTACTGGGCATATGGGGGGGTATCTCAGAAAAATATGGGGGTCAAAAAACGGCGGAAACTAAGGGGTTATTGGCTATTCATACTATACATTATGCGACAATGTGTTGCCAAAATATCACGGTGTAAGATATTGATATAAAAGGATATTTTCGAGGCCCCATAGGCTAGGGCCACCACACCTCCCTGTATATTTATACACCCAGATGCTCTCAATTTTGTATTTTTTCGGAATTGGTGTTTTTTGGTTGGTGTTGCCCCAAAAAAGGGCATAAAAAAAAGCCCCCAATAAAGGAGGTTGGTGTATTTAATAGGCCATTGGTGTATTTAATGGGGTATGTGGTTTTTCCTTCGTCAAAACCGTTAATACTATTATACAGTCAAATACGGGTTTTGTCAAGTAAAATCGTACAATATCCCAAATTATTTTTTATTTTTACTTTTTTTTAGGTTTTGTGCATTTTTTACTTGACAAGTTGCCTATATAGCACTATAATAGTAGTATGGGTGCGAAAAGTTTTTTCTTCTTTTTTTCCACTCAATATCCCCCCAAAACATCAACCAAATATAAGTAGGGATTATTGAACAGTGAGTTAAGAAAGAAGAATCTTTGTGTCACCCAATAACACCAATCATTTTTATGAGCAATATGGCAACCAACGGGTTAATTAAACGTAATCTGACTGAAAAGCAGGAAAACTTTCTAACAGTATTGTTTTCCAATGGTGGCAATATATCTGATGCACTAAAAAAGGCTAAATATAGCCTTCACAGCCGCAAGGATGTGCTCGCGTCCTTAAAAGAGGAAATAGCCGAGCGTACAAAGCTCATGCTAAACGGTGCAGCAGTTAAAGCAGCAGATAACATCGTTAATACAATGGATGTTGCACGAGATAATGGCATACCTACCAATCGTCTTGAGCTGAAATACCGAGCAGCAGGCGATATACTAGATCGAGTAGGTATCACCAAACGTCAACAAATGGACATTAGTGGTGAAATTAAGCATGGAATCGTGCTTTTACCCGGAAAAACACCGATGGTAGATATAACACCAGAAAAATAATATGGATATACATGGCTAGACCAAGGTTAGCTCCCGGTGAAAAGGGAAATTATCACGTAAGTAGAGCCGAACAGCTAAGGCGTAAGGCCCAAAAACAGCTTGGGGATGCGGAACGAGCAGCAAAGCAGACAAAAGTTAAGGCTCAGAAGGCATCCTACAAAGCCCAGAAACGTGTCACCAAAAAGCGTAAGGCCATGAGCCTTATAGATCAAGGCGGAGTAGCAACAAACGATTTTATGGACACTCTCTCGCCCGATGTGAGGGATGCTATAATTGAGGGAGAACATGAATTAATCTTTTCTCCCAATGAAGGACCACAAACCGATTTTTTAGCTGCACCTGAAAAGGAAGTGCTATATGGCGGTGCGGCTGGTGGTGGCAAAAGCTATGCACTTCTGGTAGATCCATTACGCTTCGCTGACAACACCAATCATCGCGCCCTTCTCTTACGACGAACTCTTGGTGAGCTGGCCGAATTGATTGATCAGTCAAAGAAAGTGTATCCAAAGGCGTTTCCCAACGCCGTCTTCAAGGAGAGTAAGAATCTCTGGATCTTTCCGAGCAAAGCCACCATTCTTCTATCCTATGTAGATAAAGATCCTGACGTTACAAGGTTTCAAGGACAGTCTTTTTCATGGATAGGAATTGATGAATTAGGCCACTATCCAACACCATATGTCTGGGATTATCTACGATCACGACTTCGTACTACCGATTCAAAGATCCAAACGTACATGAGAGCCTCTGCTAATCCCGGCGGTGTTGGAGGTTGGTGGATAAAAAAGATGTTTATTGATCCGGCCCAGCCAAATACAGCATTCTCTGCACAGGATATGGAGTCGGGTAAATCCTTGGTATTTCCGCCCAACCATTCAAAAGCAGGATATCCTCTATTTCAAAGAAAGTTTATCCCTGCTAGATTAACAGACAATCCTTATCTCATGGCTTCAGGTGAATATGAAGCGATGTTATTATCGCTCCCCGAAGTAGAAAGACGAAGATTACTAGATGGAGACTGGGACGTTGCAGAAGGAGCTGCATTTGCGGAATTTAATAGGCCAACGCATGTTTGTGAACCTTTTGAACTACCTAGAGGTTGGCCTCGTTTTAGGACTGCTGATTATGGTTATAGTAGCCCCTCTTGTATTCTTTGGGGTGCTGTGGATTATGACGGCACTATATGGATCTACCGTGAGTTATATGCTAAAAGGCTCACTGCTGACGCATTAGCCGATGCTATATTTGAAGCCGAAGCCTTTGATCCACCTATGTATGCTTCGGTACTTGATAAATCTTGTTGGAATAGAGTAGCAGGTGCACCTTCGGTTGCACAAACAATGATACAGCGTGGTATTCGATGGTTGCCCTCTAACTCAGACAGGATAAGTGGAAAACTTGAATTACATAAACGATTACAACTCAACGAAGATTCTGGAGAGCCTCACCTCAAAATATTTACAACGTGTACGAATCTTGTACGAACTTTACCCACGATACCGTTGTCAAGAACAAATAGTGAGGATGTTGATACAAAATCTGAAGACCATGCCTACGATGCACTAAGATATTTGTGTATGTTACGGCAAATTAATAACACCAACTTTACGGGTTGGTCTAGTCGAATTAAAGATAATGCACCAGAACCAAGGGATATTGTATTTGGATACTAAACATGGCTAAAGAACCTAAGAAAAGGTTACTCTTAAAACCTATACAAAAGGAACTTGCTTCTGGATTAAATATAAATCTTTCAGATCCTAACGATCCTTTTCGCCGTATTCTTGAAGAAGTTGTAGAGGCTTATGCAACAGAGTTTAAAGATCCAAAGTATGCTGAAGTTGGTCTCAAACCTATAGGAAGACTTGCACACGGGATAATTGATAGATTTGCGAGACTTAATAATATTGGGCTTCCATATGGTATAGAAAATCCAAAACGATCTTTGAGTATGCACTCGGTTTTAGATATTTATAAGGATCTTGGACTGGTTAAAGAAGGAAAACCCTTAAAAGTTGGGAAGAAAAGTATTCCAACTAACGATCTGTCACCAAAGTTTTTTGATATAGTTAAGAAAGTCCAAAAGGGAAAACTTCCCGGCGAAGCTCTTGAGGCTTCTATACCTCATCTTATGGCTCCCATAAAAACAGAACCCGCCGTAGCAAAAAGTCTTTCCCAAGAAGCCATTGAACATTTAGAAAGACGCGGAAAAAAGGTTCCTAAAAGTCTTTCCGATGTTGAAACTCTTCTTACAGAGTTATCCGAAGAAAAGGATAAGACATACACTCGTCGAGAACTCTTTGAAAAGATGAAAGAAAGATCAGTACAGATTTCACAAGAAGGAAGAGAAAGAAGTCGCTCAAAGTCTCGTAAAAAAGCCGCAGAAACACCGCTTTTAGGAGCAACACGTAAAAAAATAGAAGCATATATGAAAAGTCGCGGACTTAAAAAATCAATTGTTCCGTATTTAGTACCCACCATGATAGGTGGTGGTTTGGGTTTGTTATTTAAGACAGGTGAGGCCGCAGCCTTTGCAGCCGAAGCGACTCCGGTTGGTCGTTCACCTGAAAATTTATCCTTAGAACAATCACGACAAATGCTAAACCTTGCTCAAAAATATTCTGATCAAAATGGAAGAATAAATTGGGGGGCAGCAATTAAAGGAGGTGATCCGGGGGCAGAAGAGTTTTTTGGTTATGTTACGGAATCTCCTTATAATAGTATACCCCACTGGCAAGATCTAGTAGCTAGAAAAACTGAGGAGAGTGAACGCCAAAAAGAACCTGAAACTCGCCGTGTAACCGCAGAAACCACGGCTCTATTTCCAGAAGACAAAAATTCTGCAATGCAACAACAAATGCAAAAACTCCTGCAACAATAACAAAGGAAACTGTGTTATGACTATTACACCAATAACAAATCTTTCTAATGATGGAAAGATGTCTGAAGATACCCATAAAGCTAAAAATACTCCATTGGAGGCTTGGGGCAAAGCCGGATCAGCAGAATCTGGTGAGAAGATGTTTACTTTTCGTCAGAGCGAAAATGCTCCAAAAAAGCAATCTAATCCGATGACTACACCTGATATGGCAAATCTATCGAATCCATAATTTTATGACCTTTTTGGATATAAAATCACCTGAGAAGTCTGACGTAGCAATTGATGTTAGACTTGGGGAAGATGTTGCTGCAAATGCACTGGTAGGTCATGTTCGTAAGAGATTTCAAACTGCCGAAGATGGTAGGTACTCTGATGAACAGCGATGGTTAAGAGCATATAAAAACTATCGAGGATTATCTAATAACGAGAGTCCCGATAAGATGCGAGGATCTGAACGATCTAAGGTTTTCATTAAGATAACCAAGGTTAAGGTTCTCGCTGCTGTTGGACAAATCAGTGATATTTTGTTTGCAAACAAACGATTCCCAATCGTGGTTGAAGCAACGCCTGATCCCGAAGGAATGCCTGAATTTGCTCATCTGAAGTCACCACAAGAAGATCAAATACAAAGTCCAGTAGGATTTCCCGGCGATGAAATGGAATTACTTCCGGGGGCAACCGAAGCTACAGCATCAGCAGAAAACCCAGTAATTCGGGGGCTTGGACCCGAATACGATACAACTAATCTTGTGCCGGGGCCGGGGAAAATTGGACAACCACAAATAAAACCTGCTGCACTTGCTGCAAAAAACATGGAAAAAATAATCCATGACCAACTTCTTGACACCGATGCGGTAAAGAAACTTCGCAGTGCTTTATTTGAATGTTGTCTTTTAGGTACGGGTGTTATAAAAGGCCCATTTACCAGTGAGAAAACAATTCCACGTTGGCGTAGAAATGAGATGGGTGGACGAGAATATGCTCCAATATTTAAGAACAAACCAAAAATCTCTCATGTCTCGTGTTGGAATTTGTATCCAGATCCTAACGCAACGGCAATAGATGAAGCAGAATATGTCATTGAACGACATAAACTTAATCGGGAGCAATTAAGAAAACTTAAAGATGAACCATACTTTGATCATGGTATGATTGAAGAGCTATTAGAAAACGGTCCTAATTATGAAGAAAAATATTTTGAAGCGCAACTTCAGTCAGATCAAAATGATCCGATCTATTCTGAATCTCGATTTGAGGTTTTGGAATACTGGGGTATCATGGATGCTAAACTTGCAAAAGATGCGGGTCTTGAAATATTTGAAAACATGGAGGACTTATCTTCGTACCAAGTAAATGCTTGGGTATCAGGTAACAAAATTCTTAGGTTGGTTGTCAATCCATTTACACCAGAGCGTATGCCATACCACGCCTTTCCATATGAGGTAAATCCTTATCAGCTATTTGGCGTAGGCATATCTGAGAACATGGAAGATGCCCAACTACTTATGAACGGCCACATTCGCATGGCGATAGACAATCTTGCTCTCGCTGGCAATGTGGTTTTTGATGTGGACGAGGCAATGCTGGTTCCGGGCCAGAACTACGATATATACCCCGGAAAAGTATTTAGACGGCAATCCGGTGTAACAGGAACAGCCATTAATTCTATTAACTTTCCAAACACCGCACCTGCCAATGCACAAATGTATGACAAGGCTAGACAACTAGCCGACGAGGAAACAGGTATTCCAAGTATCATGCACGGTCAAACCGGAGTTACGGGTACTGGCCGTACTGCTGCTGGACTATCTATGTTAATGAGTTCGTCAACCCTGTCAATAAAGTCTGTTATTAAAAACATCGACGATTATTTATTGAAACCGTTAGGTGAGACATACTTCCAGTGGAACATGCAATTCAACGAGGAAGATCCAGAGATTGAGGGTGATCTTGAAATTAAACCACGAGGCACATCGGCTGTTATGCAGAAAGAAGTTCGCACACAGCGTTTGGTTACATTACTTCAGACAGTTGCCAATCCGATGCTTGCACCGTTTGTTAAGATACCCAATCTTATTCGTGAGCTTGCAATTTCACAGGACATTGATCCTAATGATCTAGTTAATGATGTTAATGAAGCAGCAATTTTTGCAGATGTATTGAGAGGTTTGAATGAACAGCAACAACCAACCGACCAAGGGGGCGTTCCACCGACTGGGGCCGTTAATGGAGCAGGAGGCGGCATGGAAGGCGCTGGAGGAGTACCTACAGGAGCAAACCCACAAGATGAGTCGGGCATTGGTGGTGGAAACATCGGAGTTGGAAGTGCGCCGCTTGCAGGGGAAGCTGGCTTTACTGGAAACCTTACTGAAGCTGCGGAATAATTATCGGGAGATGGATAGGAACTAATACAATGGCAGTAGAATATATGGATAGTCCCACTGGATACATTGGTTTAGGAGAAACCGTTGGACTTGGAACTATTACGCCCCAACGAAAAAAACGAGTTCGTAAAGGAGATCGTGCTATTTATCCTATTGCGCCTACCGGAGTAGAATCATACGAAGATCCATCTTTTGCATCACAACAAGGTTTTGCACCACAACAAGGTTTTCAACAAGCCTACAGTGCTGTTCCTAATGTTTTTGAAAGATATGCCGGATTGCCCGGTGGTGCAAGAGCAGGAGGCGGTCCCGGTGCTGATGACTTGAGAGATGTTATTTTTGGACCCCCTAGAATACAGCCAATAGACGTAATCGAAGACAATGATAATCTTGATGAGGAACTACGAAAGCAGACACTGGATATTAGTTATAATCTGGGAGAATTAGGCTATGATCCAAACGCAGCAAATTTTGATCCAGTAGCTTCAGCAAATCTCATATCTTCAGAAGTATCGGCGGGTGCAAATTTCTTTGATTCATTAAATTTGCTTACTGGTGGACAACGAACAAGTCCAGCAAGTTTGGCGCTTCTTAGTAATCTTACTCAACGTCAATTAGAAAGTAGTGTAACAAGATTAGAGGCTTTAATTGAAAAAACACCAGAAGGATTTCTAAGAGATCAAATGGTAAACCAACTTAATGGTGCAAAAAAAGGTCTTAGAGATCAGAGAGATATTTTTATAGGTTTGGGTGGAAGAGGTGCAGCAACAGAAATACCAACTGGACGAGATTTGCTTAGAGATTCACAAATTTTAGT